GTCGAAGGCGCAACTTATTTGGCCGCTATTTTGGCCGGATCGCTACAGCGCTACGATTAGCCCGGCTTCCTTCTGCGCCTTCGCTAATTCCGCCTTGAAGTCTTCCAGCACGAAAAGCCGGATCGCCGACGATAGATTCTCATGGCGACGCTCGCTCTCGATAATTCCAAGGAGGTCGCTCAACGTCATGTCGCGTCTTTTGGCGATGTCCTTGAGGGCGAGCCAGAAGGCTTTTTCCTGGGAGACTGAGGTGCGATGGCCCATGATGATGACGGAGCGTTTTTCGACTGGGGATTTTGAGGTGCGGGAATAGAGTTGGGTGTCCATGGTGCTTCCCCTGGTTATGGAAGGATGATTTTTTTTGTTTTTTTAAGCTAGCAAGAAAGTTATCGTCTTACCCATCCGTGGTTGAAAGTTCGCTTGAAAGGTGATCGTTTTGAGCCGGGGATGGACCGGCTGCGCGTCTTGATGCCAACGTGGCGCAGGCGGCTTTCGTAAGCCTCCGATTTCTCCGCAATGTCGTCTTTGGTTTTGTCCTTGTGCTTGTCGACGAGGGCGGGTGCCAGGTTGGATTCACGATGTTCCCCGCCGTTGCAGAGAGCTTTGATGTGGTCGAGTTGCCAGGGCTCGCCGGGGCGGATCTTGCGCTTGGCGATGTGGCAGATGCCGCCGTGGCGTTCGAAAACTCTCAGGCGCACGCGGGGTGGCACGGTTTCGTTGTCGGTGCGGCCGATCCACTCATCGACGCTGCGGGTCATATTACGCTGGTCCAGCGCGCACGTTTTTGACAACCGCGGGCGCCGACCGCTTGCGATTTCCGGTCTTGGCATATTTTTTGTGTTTGTATTTTTTGGTTGTCCCGGCTCCAAGCGAATGCGTTTTGGCCGGTCGCGTGAGTTCGAATTCCGCACTTTCGAAGCTTCCGCCCCGGTCCCACGCGATAATTTCGGTACGCATTGGTTTCGGCACCGTGTACCGAACCCAGTTGTTGTCATTGCTGCGAAGGTAAACGCGGCTAAGGTGAACGCGCGCCTCCTTGACGTGCAATTCGCGACGGCAGGCGCGCGCAACGACGCAGTCCGCCGGGTCCTTGCGATCGGCCTTTTCGATGTCGCGAGAGGTTACGGTCAATTTGATGGAATCCTTGGCATCGATGACCGGCAATCCGTCGATTGATTTGAGTGACATTTGCTGTTTTCCCTTCATTCATCGTTCTGGCATTGACAACCAAATTGTTCGGTAGCGTAACCGCAACGAACGCAGATTGAGTCGTTGCATTCCACCGCTCTGAAAACATCCGCGCGTTCTTGCCACGGCAGGTCGGCGAGAATCATCAGCATCTTTAGGGCGGCTTTCTCTTGGCGTTCGTTCATGGTCAGCCTATCTTCATCGAACGGAAGTTCGCCCCCATAGTGCGCCAGACTTCGATCCGCAGCGCCGCCGCCTCCCGTAACGCCTTCATCTTTTCATAGTCCCCGGCCGCGACCGCTTCTTCATGAACTGCGTTGGCATAGGATTGATCAGCAAGCGCCTCACGTTCCTGGGCTGTAACGCCAAGGTCGTGTTTTTTCATGTTCAATGCTTTTATGTGCTTCACCATATGCGCAGTTCTGACCTGACGTTCCTTGGCGGCGCCGATCGCGGTGGCGTTGTCGCGCAGGAAGTCGAGGGCTTGCTCGACTTGGGTATCGGAGATGAAGCCTCGGTTCACGCGTTATTCCTCTTCGTTGTCCGGATACATGACATCTCCGTCGGCATCGAGAGGCGGGGTCGGCCAGCCATGCGCCGCAATATCACGCGATCGAAGGCGGCGCTTATATGCCCTATAGGAGTATTCGAACGGCGCCCTGAATGCCCAAGCAAGTACCCACACGATCAGGAAAGTGTAGCCTGGATTGGTAGTCGCGAATTCCCACATGCTCAGGCTGCCTTGTCCTTGATTCCGAGACTGCGCACGCGCTCAACCGTCGCCGCGAGTTCGTCATTGAACCGGTCAACCTCGTCCGACAAAGTTCTGATATAAGCCTCATCCCGCCCCGCCTCCTTGATAAATGGCGGCATTCCAGGCCAGTAGACGCAGATATCCACCTTGTCGCGCTCGCATACCCACAGCCCTCCCTGGGTCTGCGCGCGGTGCTCTGAGGGGAACTCGTTCTTGAACAGCGTTTCGATCAGCAGATCCCCGCGCTGGGTCTTGATCTCGAGGATTTTGCTCTCTCCGATGAAACTGTCGGGGGAACATCCCTTTTTACCGTTGCGCACGAAACCGATGCGGGTGGGCTCGACGTCGTTGAAAAAGGAGTAATAGTCGCGCGCCTCTTCCTCCATGCGCTGGCCGCGTTCCAGCCATTGATTGGTGTAGGGCTCGGTCGGCTCGCCGGTGATGATTTCGGCGGCGAGCTTATAGAGGTAAGACCGTCGCGTCTTGCCCTCGCCCTTGGCAAGGATGGCGGAGAACATGGAGGCGGTGGGAAGGCCGCAGCGCAGCGCGAACCATTCCGGCGACGTCTGCTCGACGTTATGGATCTCGATCATGCGGGGGTCTTCTTTTTGGCGTTGAGCATGTCAAGCGCCTGCTGAAATTTCGCGGCGGGAAGATAAGCGACACCGTCGATTTTAAAGTACCGACAAAAGCGCTCTTTGTCAGCGCCGACGCTGTCGGAAAGTTCGATAAGCTGGCGATACTGTTCTTCGCTGACGCGACCATTTCCGCCTGCGGCGCTGTTGCCATCGTCGTCTATGCCGTCTTCCTTGACGCGGCTGGTGAAGTTCAGAAGCGCGCGGGCAGTGTAGCGTTGCCCGTACGTGGTCGAGGAGCCGATGGCCTGGACGGCGTTCTTTGAACCAGTGCTGTCATGAGGCAGGATGATCGTTGTCTCTTCCTGGTGGCCCGCTGCGTGGCTGAGAATGCCTGTAACGGTGATCTTGCCTTCGGTCGTAATGCCGGTGCGGAAACTCAGGGCAAAGCCGTGTTTGCCGAGCGCCGGCTTGATCGCCTCGTTGATGTCTGCCCATTTGGCGTAGGAGGTCGCTTGTTGGGTTGGACCGGTTCGATTACCCGCGTTGTCCTTGGCCTTGATTTCGATCTTGCCTTTCTCATTGATGGTCGGGAGCTCCGGTTGCATCGCGGCCATGGCAGCCATAAACTGCGTCCTGGCTTGCTGCTTGGAAACGCGTTCATACATTTCCATCAGGCGTTCAAGACGCTCGATCGGATATCCGGGGTCGCGCGCAACGCGTTCAATCATGTGCATGAGCGCGGCGGTTTCGGAGATGGCCGGCGCAAGTCCGCGCATCACCGGATCTGGCAATCGGGCAAGCTGCGGCGCCTGCTGTCGCAGGGCTTCAGATTGTTGCACGATCGGCCGATCGTCGTCCGACGTGGTAATTTCGATCGTTTTCATCTCCAACTCCCAACCCCTCGCTTCCGCGAGATCATGAGTGCCAGCGGCGCCAGCGCGGCACAGATCAGGCCCATGACGCACCAACCCGTAACAAATCCCTCCAAGAAGATCCTAGACATCTCAAAATACCTCTTCCTCTTTGTGCCGAGCACGCTGGCGCATGCGTTCCGCCCGGTGCCGAAGCTGAAACTCCGCATTCCCTTCGATCGCTCCATTGAACGGTTTATCGAAGTCGTCGAGATCCATTCCGCATTCAACCCGCGCTGACGTATCCTTGCCGATCGCCAAAATAAAATCATCATTGAGTTCCGCGTGATCGAGCATGAAATCCGCCCGCTCATCAAGTTCGTCTGCCGTGGCTTTCGTACTCATATGATCGATATGCAGGAGCGAGAGACGATAGCGTAACATCAGGAGATCCTTGCGAACGCCGACTGCATTGGCGCAGAGGATTTCCAGGCATTCTTTGACGTGCTGTTCCATGGCTCGGATTTGGTCGGAGCCGAGGGTGATGATGGTGGGAGATGGGGCGGTGGCGGTCATGATGTACTCCTATTCGACGGGCGGCAGCGCTGGAATTGGCGCCCACCGATAATCAGCTTGATAGCTTTCGCGGATGCAGGTGGTTCGGTCTTCATTGATCCAGCACTGCTCATGGTGTGGCCGCATTTCGAAGTGATAGATACCTGCGTGCTTCCAAAGATATGGGCCAGTCAGCGCTCCGTCATCGTCGAAAGATCGCCATCGGCGACACGTAATAAATGGTGCGCCGTCTTTTGGGGCCGTTTCCATGGGCTGCCATTCCGTCCACGGCTGCGCCATCGGATGCGTCACTGTAGCGGCGCTCATTCGTTTGCCTCCTTATGCCGTTCAATAGCAGCGTTGAGTTCAGCGATGGCGGCTTGCGCGCCAATGATTGAGAACTTTGCGGCGATGGCGTCGCCGACGAGGAGGAGAATGTCATCGGCGATGAAGACTGCCTCGATTTTGAGATCGTCGATGGTGATGCTCATGCGCGGATCGAATCTGTGTTAAAGTGTTTGTCGCACGTCCGCCGATATCCGATCGGCGTCGGGTATCCACAACTCGCGCGCCTCCAACAATCTGGTTCATCACAGGCTACGCGCATCGTATTTGCATCCCGGCATTGTGGGCAGCCAAGCATGGTCTCTGGCTCATCTTCGGAGAATGGGTTTGGCGCGCGCAAAACTTCGTCGTCATTGCCGTGCCAGTCACATTCCTCACATGTCCATTTGTTGCTCATGATGTCGCCGCCCTCAATACCGCCAGAAGAATTACGAGCGACGCCCCGATAGCCACCAGTTCCGGCAACTGCGCGGCGATGATGACAATCCATTGGAGGGTGGTGGTGTCGGTGGGGGTCATGATTGGCTCGCGTCCTTCAGTCGTTCCAGCAAGTGCAAATTGACAACGAGATCGTAAACGAGGTCTTTCACGAATTGACGCCAGACGTTCTTTTGATCCTCGGTATAGTGCGCGGCCCATTCGCCGCCGTTGTTGCCGCGAGCGCAGCGGATGGCGTAGCGCTCAATGATGTCGTCTGGAATCATCATGACGCCAACCGCTCATGCACAAGAATGGCAAAGCCAACAATGCCGATGGCGCAGCATAGCGCGGTGATGACGATAAACCGGACGATGGCGTTCATGGCCGATATCCTTGGCTGATCAGAACAACGACAACGGCATAACCCACGGCACCACCGAGCCACGCAAAGAGCAGTGTCTTGAGCCAGAACTTCCCCCACTGCCGCGGCGGGGTAGGCCAGAGGTCGAGGAGCTGGCTCCTGGCGATCGCTTCCGTAATCCCGAGGCCGCGCATGTCGGTGTGTTCAAACCCCTTCCAGCGGGCACAGAACCATTCGGGGCCGACCGTGCTGCGGGTGGGGGTGCGGGTGATGATGATCTTGGCCATCACTCTTCGTCCTCTTCGGGTTCTTCCGGTTCCGGATTGATCGCGTCGTCGATGTAGTTGAGGACGTCTTCAAGGCTGCTGATGGCGCACTCGGAAAGGTCTTCCATGTGCGCGAGTTCGCCAATTAGCAGTTTGAATTGTTTGGCCTGGTCTTCCAGAATAGATTTGCGGACGACGATTTCGGCGCGGATTTGATCGGGGGTCATTATTCCCTCTCGTAGTTGGGGTGGTTAAATCACTGATCGCTTCTTCCCGTGTGCGGCCGTAGCCGACATCCATGCCGCCTGCGTCGTTCGGCTCGTCACCGTCAAAGTAGGCCATCCAATCGAACTGACGGTCGGGAATGGGTGGGAATACGTAGCGGGTGACGATTTTGGGGGAGGTCATGACTGGCTCGATTCGAATTGCTGAAGGGCAAGGTTGCTCAGCAATCCGCGATCGACGAACATCGCGCACTTTTTATTCCCAACGCCATTATCCTCGATCGGGATGAGCATGTGCAGAATCGATTCCTTGTTATTGCATTCGTCGTAGTTATGGATCATGTGGGCCATCCAAATGGGGCAACCTTCGCGGTGCAGGCATTTGTTGCACCATTCCTCTTCGTACATCATGCCTTCGGTGCCGTTTGAGAAGTAACCCACGAATCTCTCCTGAATTTCAGCGTGCACGGGAGCCGGCATCTAGCGGCCATTTGGGGCGGAGCCGCTCGGGGTGGGAGACTTGCTTGACCCCCGTGCACACTCATCAAGATACACGACGTATCAGGCCCGTCAACAACAAAATGAAATTTCTTGCATTTTGGTATCTTGATACAAGGTGAATAGCGGGGATAGCTATTGACCATGGCGATACATCTCGTATTATAGCGCTATGAAAAAACCCAGCTATCCGCTTGCTCTCGACGATATCAAGGGCGCCCGCGTGCTTCTCGAAATCAGTCAACGCCAAATGGCGGCGCGCTTAGGCGTCAGTCAGCCGACGATTCTCCGGTGGGAAGATCACGGCCTACCCGAGGGTTGGCAGTTCAAGTCCGTGCACGATCGCGTTGCGGAGTTCATTGCAAAGCTTAATGCCGATGCGGCAGAGAAAGAAAAGAAGGCCAAAAAAAAGAGTAAGGCCAAGGAATTCGCCTAATAACGGAGTTTAAATCAATGTCGAAAAAGATCAAACAATACGATGCGACGGTGGAGGGTATTCCCGTTGTCGATGCGCGCAAACCGATGACTATCGAGATTTCTCCGGACGACGTGAAGCGCGGCGCAAACAAAAGTCCGGACAGTTGCGCCGTCGCCCGCGCGTGTATGCGCCAGATCGGCGCGGCGATTGCCACCAAGGTCCATTTATCACGTACATACGTGAAATTTAAGGACAAAGACGGCACTATCAAATGGATGCGCTTTGGAACGCCGGTTTCAATTCGATCGGAAATTGTAGGATTTGATCGCGGCGGAACATTCGAACCCGGCGTCTACACATTCGCGCCTGTGCAGCCAAGCGTTCGCTTCGGAACAAAGCGAAAGCGATACGATCATCGCACAAGGGGTCCTCGCGCTGGCAAGCCCAGCAAGAGATCAAAGCCCCATTATACGCAGAACGTTCGCGGCCATGCGCCCGCAGCATAGACGGAGCTTTGCGGCCATAACCGATGATCTTCCCCCGCATTCTCCTCTGCGGCTGCCGCGCCGGTGTATCTGGTGTCATCTCCGTCTCGCGCGCATCGGGCAGAAAACCTGCCAGCCCTGTCATTCCGACTATAAGCGTGAACACGAACGAAAGAAGCGTTCCGAGTCCAAGCGTCAGTTCTCGAGTGATTTCGTCATCGGACAACTCTCACTCGCAGGATGACTGCCATGGGCAAACAAAACCGACAACAGCGCCGCGCCGCTGACCGCGACAAGGAAGCCTACGGATTCGCCAAGCTGGCTTCGTTGAAGATCGCCCCGAAATCCCCGCCGCCCGAGCCTCGCGGCAAGCTCTCGCTCACCCTCGTGGTCTGCGTGATCATCGGGGTGATTATCTGCATGGGCGCCTATGTTGCGTATTTGTCGGGGCGTTCGCCCGTCAGCGTAACGCATCAGCTACTCTTCAAACCGAAATAGCAGCTTGGCAGCGCGGCACTCCACCGGCGTAACCCACGAAACATCGTAGAACCTCGACCGTGTGTTTTGCCCGCTGCCATCCCAATCCGCCACGGAAGGACCATTGGCCGTTTAACGATCCAACGGTTGCAGCGGAGAGAGCGGCCCGGTGTTTGAGACGACGCTGGGCCGCTCGATAAAATCAAAGAGCGGTAAAATGACGAAACGAGAGATAGATGGATTTGTTCCCGGTGCACAACCGCTTTGCGTCTTTTGCGGTCATCCGTGGGACGATGAAATGATTCGCATTTTTGATATCGACGCCAGTCACGGCGAAGGTAGTTATGATTTCGGACCTGAGAACGAACGCGCTACGATCGATATTACTTGCTCAGCCTGCAAGCGATTAATTTATCGCAAAGAATATCGCGCGGGCTGGTAACGCCAAATGTCCTCCAAAATCACCGGCTGGCTGATGGCCAAAATGCGCAACGGAACAGCGGAGGTCCCGATTAATCGTTCCCGCGAGCGCGCCATTCAGGGTCTCGTCAGGAGCTACGGGATACCATGGAAAGAGTTAAAAGCCCAAGGTTGGGCTCCTATGGAGTTTCATTTAAAACCTGTTAATAATGACGGGAAGAAAACCAAGAGAAACCCCCCTTTGTTGCAGGCAGGCGTTCCAACTGATCTCGAGGAGGAACGTATGAAGCGCGCAAGAGAAAAACTTGAGGAAATGAGTCAATCTAAACATGCCCTGACAATCACCACCTCCGTGGTTATCTTCGTGATTTCCATTTTCAATATTCACCAGGCGCTTGCATCCACCGAAACCGGATTTTTCTGCACTGAACGGCCATGGGCTTGCGAATATACCCGCGATATCGTGCGCGAATCCGTCCGCACCCCGGTGCTGCGGAAATTCAATCGTCCGGGCGGCCGGCATGATCTGGTGCCAGAGCTCGCCGCCAAGGTGGGAAGTCTCGTTCCGGCGCTGGCTACGAAGGTCCATGAGATCATTGTAGGATGCGGATCGAAACTGATTTCCGGATTTCGGCCACATGCGCACGTCCTTGGAACGAATCACCCGAGCCTGCATTCGACCTTTCCGTCTCGCGCCGCCGATATCCGCGGTAACCCATCGTGTGCCTACGCGCTCCTGCGCGGCTGGCCAGGTGGGTATAGCGTGGATTATAACCGGGTGAAACACATTCACCTCTCGTATTCTCCGCCCGGTTCTGGGTATCTTGCGGGACGGGAATGGGCATCGCGTTTTGTTCATGGCGGCGGCCGCCATCACCGCTACGCACAACATCGCAGACAATTGCGGGGATAATATGAAAAAACCCAAAGCAGCGCGCGCTCTCACCCCCGAACTTCTGCAACAACAATTCGATCTGATCGTGCGCGCCGCTTTGAATCATCAGCGCTGCCCCGTATGCGAGCCTTACGGCCCTATCATCGAAAACGCCATCAAACGCATGCGGGCTTTGGGATGGGTCGATTGGGAGGTTGGATACCGCGGGTGGCGGCAAGCGACTATTTTAGTCGGACCCCATGCCGGTAAGGTGACGGCACCAAATCCTAGAGAACCCGCGCCGCAGAAAATCAGGGCACCGTCTGCGCCGCGCCCGCTGACCAGCCAAGAACTGGAACGCTGATGCCTTATCAATCATTCACCGACGAACAGCTTCGCGAGACAGCCGATCGCGTCCGCGCGCGGTCCCACAACGCGCCAAAGTGCCTCTCGGGTCCGGACAACGCGCCGACTGTCAACGGCGACGCCTGGTCGCGCTTCGCCGCCGAATGGATGGATATCCGCGCAGAACTTCTTCGTCGTGAAAAGGGCATTCGCTGATGGTCTACGCTCTTTTCCTCTTCAATGGCCTCTACGCTCTCATCCTGGCACTCTGTGCCATCAGTGGGGTTGATGTTGGAGTTCTTCCGCTGGTTATTCTGGCGGTGTTGAATTCTGCTCCGGTTGGTCTTTATCTTGATTCTGTGCGTTCTAGGTAAGGTTTTGGAGAACCACGTTTTGAGTCCCGAGCAAACCAAGATCCGGTCTTTCCTCAACTGCGAAAGCGAGCTGATGCCGTGAGCTACTGCGACTGCTCAGACTACGATCCGGTTGACTGGTTCACATCCAACGACATCAAGGCGTCGCGCAAGCATCATCAGTGCACCGAATGTAATGGACCGATCTTCAAGGGCGAACCATACCGGCGCACGCGATACAAATTCGAAGGCGAGATGTGGAATCATCGCATGTGCAAGTTCTGTTTGGAGATGGAACAATGGGCCAAGATTTCCATGCCGTGCTTCTGCAGCGGCATCGGCGATTTCCATGAAATGGTGCGCGAGATGGTCGACGATATTGCCCACACCATCCCCGGCTTTTTCTTTGAGTACGGTCGGCGCATGGTGAAGATCAGGCAGCGTCGTTTGCCGATAACCTGTTGAGGAAAGACAAGAACGATAAGCCACGGGATAACCAACGTGGTTCTCAATCAACTCCTACCAATGTTTTGTTGCATGTTGCGTCCCCGCGTCAGTCCCAACCCAACAAAAAGGACGTGACATGAACCGACTCAAACTCCTCTTGCTCA